AGTGAATACCTCATGAAAAGAGAAAGGAACGTTCCTCCAATTTTTTGATCTAAGATTATGTTTAATTAATGAAGAACCGTATGTACCTATTGCAGTATGTCTAAGGATGTCTCCATTGGATTTGATTTCAAATTCTATAGCTCTTGTAAATTTTTCTGAGATAGGTACATCGAGAGACGGCCGTTCTTTTTCAACACGAAAGGTTAACCCCTCTGGTTTAATTAAATCAATATAAATCATCTCTGAAATAGATCTAAAATGAAATGATTTAGTGGTTTGAAAGAATAAGAAGTTTGCATTATCTGCAGTTTTTGCTAACGAAAATTGTGCTATCATATTAATAGCATCTACTGGGGATTTATTCGGAATAATTGTTCTGTTATTATTGTTGGTTTCTTCTAACCATAGGGGATTACCTGAACTCAAATAGTCAGTGTATATATCCTTAACCATATCAGAATACTTACCATCAAAAGATCTAGAAATTTTAGTCCTAGCATCAGTTAACATTTCTGGGGCAACTAGAGATAATGTGTATCTCGAGGTGTTTTCGTTAATTTTTTCTTGATCTTTGATCTTTGTAACTATGAACGAAGACTTTATTCTGAATGTAGAACCCTTTGTTCCAAATTCAATATATACGGGTTCGGTGCCGGTGATATTTGATGTATTAGCAAATCCCACTCTATCCAATAATGTTATATTGCCTGTAACGAATGTTTTGAATATAGATTCGTATAGGTTAAATGATTCAACCATAGATTTGATATCAACATATCCAACCTTAGTTGTTATGATAACTTTAAAAAGATCAAACTGACCGGGTTCTTCTAAATCACTATTCCCAGATAAATCGTCATATAGAGTCATCATAACAATGCTTTAAACTCTTCCACAAAAGATTCGAGATACTCAGGTTTTAATAATTTTATTCTACTTTTTTCATTATTAATACGCTCTTCATAAGTATAATTTTTGATAGGGTAATCGGTTGTAATACTAACTACATCTCCATCAGAATCTTCATAATGATGCGTACTATCTGGTTCCGTATATTTCTCTTGTACATATTTGTTAAATTCTCGTACATTCATTGGCCAATCATTTGAAACGTTGACTATGTTATTAATTAATAATATTACCCAATGCAATTCCGTAGATCCATATTTATTATAAGCTAGAATTTCCGGTGACTCCGAATCTTTTATATCATATAATTCAAGCATTACACTATTATCCAAATTGGATTTAATCAGTGTCAATCTATGAAATATATCAACAACCTTATCATTGCCATATTGTATAGTTGGATGTGAACTAAAATACATAATTAAAATCCTTTGATTATCGTTTCTTGGGTAGTCTTGGCTATTTCTTCAAATGATAGAGTAATTTCAAATGATACTGGAGAATTATCTCCATGGAATGTATTACCTGTATCATCCCCATACTTTACATTAACAGATTTACAATAACAAAGATCGTACTTTGGGTAATTTGGATTGATTTCAGTTCCCGCCATCTGACTGACTTTGAATAATGATGGGAATTTATATGATGTGAAGAATGGTTCTGCTACACCCCCAATCTTAGAGTTAGATTCGCTTGGAGAAGAATATTTACGAAATAACTTTAAAATATCTTTTGCTGTGTTGGATTCCTTTTTGCTACGAGGAACAAACTTATGATTCATAGAAAAAGTTCTAGATCCATCTGGACCATCATATTTAAGTGCCATTTTATCTGTTATTGTTTCGCCTGTTAATCCACCACTTGATATTTGCTTTGTGAGGAAATCTTTGACTCCACCTGTAATTGAATCTGCATCAAAACCATGTAAACCTTCTGTACCGGAATTTAATGGTACGGCTTTCAGCTGTTCCGTCAATTGATCTATGATACCACCAGCTGCTTCCTGTTTCCAAGATTGATTTTCTGTAATTTCTACCTGTGCATTTGACCCCAATGCTATCGATTTGCTACTTGATTTAGCCACATTAACCCCAAAATGGGAAATGCCTGACTGAGACTCCCCACCACTATTGCCCATCGGGATAAAATCCCATATTTCGTACCGAACCCATGTGGGGTAAGCAGTTGTCACGTTATCAGGAAATCTAAGAAGTTCAACTTGTCCGACAGAACCTACACGACCTGCAGTATTTTCTTTGATAACAGCATTCTTTAGTACCTTGTTACCTCGGTTTACTTCGGTTACAATTCCAGCCTCGGTAGCGGAATTGGTTATCCTAGTGTTTAAGTCCATATTGCTTTCCTATATTAGTTACCATTATTTATATAAATATTTCAATGAGTAAATATTATCAGGGTCGATATCGACTTATCAATGCATCAAAATATAAAGGGGCGAGGGGTAATATTCAATACAGAAGTTCTTGGGAACTCAAGATGATGAGATATCTTGATACCACAGATGCGGTGCTTGAATGGAATTCGGAAGAAATTGTTATACCATATCTCTCTCCAATTGATAATAGGTTTCACAGATACTTTACAGATTTTTATGCTAAGATAAAAGATTCCGCTGGTAATATAATAAAATATATTATTGAGGTGAAACCGAGAGCTCAGCGAAAGCGACCAAGAAAATCAAATAATAAAATTAAATACATCAAAGAAGTTAAAACCTATGTGGTGAACCAAGCTAAATGGGAAGCAGCAGAACTCTGGTGTAAAAAATATGGATATACATTTCGAGTCCTCGATGAAATTGATCTTGGTATAAAGTGATATAAATAGTAGTATGGAATCATTATTCGACAGACTACAAGCAAAGGCTTATAAAAAGCAAATACCAGCACAGACTCAGCAATCTCGAGATTGGTTTAGATCTGAGATACAGGGTATGAGGGTTAAATCTGATGATGTTTTAAATGATAGAAATCTTGAAAGAAGAACTCGACCTGCTCCCGGAAGAATGTATACATATTTTTATGATCCTAAACATAAAGCAACCCTCCCATATTATGATAGATTTCCCCTGATCATTATGGTAGGAAAAGCTCACAAAGGATTTTATGGTATGAATCTTCATTATCTCCCTATACCTCTGAGAGCTAAGTTTCTCGATCAATTAATGACGATAACAAATAATAAAAAATTTGATGAATCATCTAGGTTTCGAGCATCTTATAATTTTTTAAAAGGATCCGCTAAAATGGGATTATTCAAACCGTGTTTTAAACACTATCTGATACATAAAGTTGAATCAGAAATAAAATTCCTCTCAGCAGATCTTTGGGAAATAGCGACATTTCTCCCGACTGCTAGATTCAAAGGTGCTACAGCAGCTAAAGTTCATTCAGATTCAAGGAAAATGATAGGTTAGATATGTCAATATTAACTCAAGGTTATTCAATCGGTTCTCAGGTTTATGGTGGAATTGAAACGCTAGGTAATTTATACGATCAATTTTTCGGGCAAAAGGAAGAGCTAGGAAGACGAGGTAAACTTGATGAATTTGTCTCTAACACTCATGTCTGGGGTTTCGCTCGTTCATCACATTTCAGATTTAGAATATTACCATCTGGCACATCATCCAGTGGATCTGCGAATTTTAATTCGAAATTCACACCAAGAGATCTGGACATCGTTAATATGCTTTGTGATTCTACGACTCTACCAGATGTGGCAAGTATCCCTTTAACATCATCTGTTGGAACGGATTTTCCATATGATATCGTTAAGGATTTGGCTTATGCCTCACAATCTGCATCTTTTTATGTTTCGGAAGATATGTTTCAGAAGAAGTTTTTCGATGATTGGATGGAAATAACTTATCATAAATCTGCAGGTCAACCCTATTATTATAATGATTATTCTACTACAATAGAAATCTATCAATTGAAACACACACTGGATGATTCTGTGTTAACAGGGGATAACGATTGGACATACAAAGTAAAACTTTATAATGCTTATCCTAAAGTAGTTGCACCTCTGTCAATGGATTGGAGTTCCGCTGATGCACTCCAAAGACTGTCGGTAACATTTCATTATACACATTGGGATTCGGAAATAAATTCTAAATAATCTGTGAGGAAAAATTATGGCTTTACCAGTATTACAAGTACCAACATATGAATTGACTTTACCATCAAACTCGAAAAAAATTAAATTTCGTTCATTTCTAGTTAAGGAAGAAAAACTATTAATGATAGCTAACGAAACGGGAGAAGAAAAGGAACGAATATTAGCGGTATCTCAAATTATAGAAAATTGTACATTCAATAAACTTGATGCCAAGGTGATGCCGGCATTTGATGTTGAGTATTTATTTTTAAAATTAAGATCTAAGAGTATAGGCGAGTCTGTTGACATAAAGATACTTTGCCCAGACGATAAAGAAACTTATGCGGAAGTGACAGTTAATCTAGATGATATTACATGTAAAAAACCAAAGAAGAATTCTAATATTATAAAACTTGACGAATCCGTTGGGATTATTTTGAAATATCCCGGCATCAATACAAAAACTGAAGGTTCTACGGTTGATGTTGTTGGCGATCTAATTGAATCCATCTATGATGGTGATACAGTTTTTGATGCTGTGGATTTTTCAAAAGATGAAATTTCCAAATTCGTTGAAAGTATGACCCAAAAACAGCTTCAACTTATTGTTAGTTTTTTTGAAAATATTCCAAAAATAGGAATTTCTGTAGATGTGATAAATCCTAAGACAAAGATTAAATCGACAGTTAAACTTGAAGGGCTTGATTCTTTTTTCTAATGGCTCTTTCCCACTCAAATTTAGGTTCATATCTTAAAACTAATTTTGCCATGATGCAACACCACAATTATAGTTTATCTGACATTGAAAATATGATACCTTGGGAAAGAGATATATACGTTGCTATGTTAGTTAATTATATTAATACCGAAAACGAAAAACGTCAGACTCAAAAATAGGATATTCGCATGGCTATAGATCAAGATAAATTAGAAATATCAAAAGAAAAGGATAAGCAAGAGCAACTCCAAAAAATAAAAGAGGATGCAGATCTATGGGAGGAAAGACGTAATAAATTAAAAGATAAAGCCATGGAAATATCCGCCGATCCTCAAGCGTGGCTAAAGGGGTTCCTCATGAAAAAAGCTGCTGAGGCTGGTCACTACGCTATATCAAAAAAGAGAAGACTTGAGGTTGCTGCCGAAAAAGAAAAAGAAGTTGCGATTGATATAAAGAATAATTCCAATAAATTAAAAACTGCAGTAGAACTTAAAAAACTTGAAACAGAACCCTCTGAAATTAAATTTGGATTTGAAGCAACTCAATTGTCTCGTATGGTTGAGGGTATAGAAGGTCTCACTCCGATACTCGAAGATATAAGAGATTTATCTGTAGAACAATTAAAAACAGATAAATCTCAATTTAAAGCTGACAATAGAACGTCTGCAGCAGAAGAAGCTGCTGGGGCAGGTTCTAAAATTGGAATTGGTGGTGTTCTTACTACTGCTACTGGTAGCAGCGATAAGAATAAAACAGTGGTTGAAGATGGCGTTGATGGAATTATGTCAACTATTCAAGATGTAGTAACAGAAGGAGCTGGGGGAATGATAGCCGAAAGTGTTATGGGACGACGTTCAGCCGGAACCCCAGATAAAAAATCACCTACAAAAACGAAAAGCGGTGGTCTGAAAGGAATACTCAAAAATATAATGGTGAAATTTGGTAAGGCTGGAAAATTCTTAATGAGCCTCGGTGCTAGGTTCTTGTTACCTTTAATCACCACCCCTGCAGGATGGGCAGTCCTAGCGGGTCTTGCTGTCAGTGGATTAGTGTTCACATATTGGGATGATGTTGTCTCATTTGTAGGGAAAATGTTTGACGGAGTTAAGTCGATGTTTTCCAAAGTTGTATCAAAAATATCTGGTATGTTCTCTGCTGTGGGGGATGCTATTAAAGAAATTGTATCGTTTTTTAGCCCTGCGAATTTAGCTAAAACGATAGCTAAAGCACTATTTCCAGCTGATATGTATGGTGCGATATCTAGTTTCTTTGGGGGTGATAATGCAGAGGAAATTGAATCTAAAGAGAAGAAATCTACACTGAAGAAAGAACAAGCCATCGGTGATAAGATGGAATCAGAACTAAGTTCAGCAAAAAGCGAGCAGCTCGACCTTGGTAAATCCCTCTCCTCTAAAAATGTTATTGCCGCAGAGAAAGATGGAGAAGTTATTACCATCAAGGTTGGTCAGAAATTCGAAGGCAGTACATTAAGAAGTGTGAGTCACGCTAACTGGAAATTAAAACAATCTGGTTACAAGGTGTTGAGTCCAGAAGAAACTAATGTGATCATGGACAGGAATGAGAAAGTCATTAAACGAAAAGAGTTCGACCTTTCTGTTCAAGTAAAACGGGAAGAAAAACTAATTGACGATATAGCGGTACTAGATCAAGGAAAAATCCCCCCAAAACCTTATAAAATTGGGACTAATGATACGGTATTCGATACTCCAGTTCCGACGATCAAGGCGAACGAAAATTCAGTTCTCAAAAAGAATGAAATGGTATCAGGAGCTCTTCAAAAAGGAATGGATAATAATATATCACAGGGATCTGGTAATTGGGGAAAGAAACCATCTTCGACAAATATAGTTTCAGCACCAACAGTTAATAATACAACAATTAAAAAAGAGGTACCATTCGACACTGATATAACTTCAATGAGTTTAAATAAAAGTGCCGTAATGGTACCAGAATAAAATTGTTAAGAGTTAGCTAACTTTTCGAAATAAGACATTGCATCGCCTGATTCAACAACTGGTTCTTTTTGTTCAGGAATTGATTCTTGAACTTGCGGTTGTGATGTTTGTGTTTCTGGCATTGTTGTTCCTAATACATCATTAAGTTTAGCTTGAAGTTCATCATATGATTTGAACTTATCTGGAGCAACTAATTCCGCTAGGGAATGACACTGTTTCCAGATTGATTCCA